CCTTCAAGACAAGATTGTTAGATGGATAAACCAGATATTTATCCGCAAAATCTCCCCAAGAACTATGAGGACCAGATGGAACCCACTCAACAGTTGATGGTGTAACACAACTAGAACCTCTACAGATTTTCAAATACCATCCACCAGGATTCATATCCCATCTGAATGCATCTCCTATTGGATCACCATTAGCATCTACAAATCCAGCATCATCATTAGTACACCTAACAACCATCTTTAATTCCCCTGCAGTCAAGGATTGTTGTACAGAATATGGAGTGCTTAATGCACCACTCGCAAAGATACCACCATCTCCTGTGATGATAGGTGTGGTACTATCGTTTAAAAATACCTGCCAGTTGAAATCAGCACCACCAGTGAATGTATATGTGTCGTCTGCTGGTATATCGATTTTATAAGTTACTTCTTGAGGTATAGTAGGTAAAGTACAAACCTCTGGATTAACCCATACGGCATACTTATTCCCTTCCTCAGACCACCATCCATTTGTATTACTTACCTGAGGTTCTGGTTCAAATCTAACAATTGATAAAGTTGCATTCCAATCTTGTCCATCAAGATCATAAAAACCAATGTCTTTATATTGTACTTCCTTTCCACCATATCCTGTACCAGGATTAATTGTTATTGGATAATCAACTCCATTATTAACCGTAAGTATACCATCAGTCTCTCCACTTCTTCCTGTTTGATTGAATGTAACACCATCAACAACGACAGAACTCAAAGCAGTTCCAGCAGTGTTAGGATTGTCATTCCATTTAAATTTAAGTCCAACAAGACCAGCAGCATCACCAGTTACCCTAAGTTTTAAATCACCACCATCTATAATTCTATTCTTAACACGTGTCTCTACAGTATAGACACCTGCAGCTAATGTTAAGGAAATAGTTTCTTCTCCCCAACCAAGAGTAGGGTTATAGTATATCTCTCTATCAAGAATATCAATAGCAGCAGAGTTTGTAATCTTAATGTAACCATCATTGTCAGACTCTATCCTTATATTATATGTGCCAGAGGTAGCAAAACTAACAGTAGTAGTATGTGACTGCCACTGTCCGATGTAAGGATCTTCCTCCGTATCTAAAGGTACTGCTGGATAGATACCATAGTCAATCATGTGTTGTGTCCAACCATTACCAGGATTATTTGATGCACCTACCTGTACCCAACCACCTTTTTTGAGAGCAGAGTTAGTAATTTGTGTATTAGTAGAGTCTGTAATACGCCATGCTAGTGTTGCTGGATTGGTATACCAAAGGTTATCTGCATTGACCATTACAAAATCAGCACCAACATTTCCACTTTCAATAGTTGATACACCACTTCTTACAGGAAAAGTTGGTGGTGAAGATCTTTCTGTTAGAATTTTCTCTACAAAAGTTCCATCAGGTCGATACATCTTCAAAGGAATTATATTAATGTCTGGTTCAAAGGGAGCACAATCATAAGGATTCATCTTTATAGGTTCAAAGTCATCATCTAATCCCCAAGGATCTGTTGATCCACCTTCCCAATCATACTCAGGTTCTATTAAAGGATAACCAACTGGTGGTCCAATCGGTGTTAAAAATTCATCTACACAATCATAATATTCTTCCGTTCCATCAGCAAGAGTTCTAACTCTACATCTTCTAGTAGTAAGTGCAGGAACACCACCACCTGTTATACGTTCTATATCACCATAATCCACAGGACCATAAGTTGTTTGTCTACCATCACCTATAGGAACACACCGACCATCAACACAAATATATCCTGGAGGACAGTCAGCATCTGAAGAGCACCCACGACCAACATCCTCATCAATTTGATAGTCACATATTGGACCCAACGGTCCTTCTGGATAATAATATGCAATTGCCATTAAAAAAAGAGGGTATTACCCTCAATATTTATTCTTGCATCGCACTACCGTTTCGGTATCGTGCATTGACATGAATAGATTCGATGTAGGTGGTATCTTTCCACTTAGATTCTTTAATTTCATCCATTGCAACAGAGACTTCACATTCCTCTGGTTTATTATAATTCTGAAGCAATCCTAGAATTCTATTCATGTCAAGTGATGACAATTCTCCTGTACTATCCCACTTCAAAGCAGAAGTGTTTGATATGCATGGTTGTCTATCGTTGTGAGTAAAATAATCCCCTGACATTTGTTCTGTGTTGAGTTCCACATATTATATTATAATACTTTCAACACAAAAAGGGTTTTATTTATATTGTTTTTAGATTTCCTCAATAGAAGTAAACATAATGACACAAAAAAAAAACCCTCTTAAAGAGGGGTGGGAGATTGGGTTTCTGTATTACCAATAAAGGACGGGCATTACTACAGTAGTAAATTTTACATCCTTGCCTGAGACCCGACTGGTAAGTCGATTCTTCCGAAGAAGCAGCACCACCTGTGTCTCATCACCTTATCCAGCTATATGCCAGAAAGATTATTCAGTCACTCCCCGTTGAGTTCGTCAACCCAACAAATATAATATACCACCTCTGTCAACCCTTGTCAACCCCTAACATATGACAGTCCTCTTTTATCTCCAAAAGGTAACTTAGGATATGTATTAAAGGATAAACTAACTCTAGGTGTAGTAGAGTTATTAACAGGAACCTGATGAGTTATTGTACTGGAGAATAATAGTAATGTTCCAGGTATAGAAGGAAACATAACAGAAGCAGCAATACAAGGACGAAAAGTATGAGAATCTTTTGTAGGTAGTGCTACAGAAAAATTACTCTTATGCAATTCAGATTTAAATACTAATGGGGAATTTTTACTTTTATCAGATTCGAGAAAAAATACACCACTAATAAGACTATTAGGATGAAAATGTTCTGGATGTTGTTGACCTGGTCCATTTAGATTTATCCAAGATTGTTGGATGTCTACTTGATCAGTAAACCCACATACCTCATCAAGATATTCTGCAACAGATTTTAAACAAAACTTTTTAAGATCACTTAATTCATTGTGATCTAAAATATAATGATCTATAGATTTTAAATTACCAGGAGTTTGCTCATACTCAACATTAGAAGTATATTCTAAAAGTTTATTCATATCACCACCATACTCAAACACCATCAAAGGTGGAACCTCAAAGAGTGTCATCTTCTTAACGTAAGTCATCTATACCAAGAACCTTCTGTCCAATTCTTAAAACTATATGGTTGCCATATAGCATAGTAATCCGTATTCTGTATTACTTCATTCCTAGTTTTCTTACTTACAGTATCCACAATCTCATTAAATTCTTTAGGTGGATTAAATGGTAAAGACTTAGCATATTCCCAGAAAGGAGTATCATACTTTGACCCATTCTGATAATGCCATAGAACAAAAGTTTCTATCTTCCACATCAATTCATGAATCTTTTTATCAACTTCATCTCTTGTCAAACTTTTATGTATAATATTTTTCCAAACAGTTGATGCAGTCTCCATATACAAATGTCCAGAAGTAGCCTCTAATGGTTCCAAGAAAGCTAACATATTACCATTAAGAATAGTTCTTTCACCTTTCCATACACTCTTAGCAATATAATTATTAAAACTAAACTCACCATCAGGTTCTACATCAAATAATTCCATCATATTATAAGTTGCTTCTTCCTTAGATGTTACAGTATTATTATAAAGATAACCATAAGATGTACTATCCTGATTAGGAATAATAAAAGTCCACCCATCAGGTGTTGCTACTGTCTCAGTATAATTTCTAGATGAATCCTTAGAACCTGTTGCCAAAAGTACAGAGTTTATTGGGTTAGTTAGTTTATAATAATCATCTAAATTCTTTGGTCTACCTCTACAATCAAAAATATAATCAGCATCTATTTCTTTTTCTGGGTCTTTAATATTCTTCTCTACTACATTATATGTCTTAAGAACTTCTTCCTTTAATAAACCAGGAACATAATGAGCAGACAATATATTAGGTGTAAAAGGATGAAAGATATCTTCCTTTGCCCAATCTTTATAAAGTATACCTAACTTCTGAGTTGCTTTAATTTTATTATTACCATACCATCCATTATTAAGAGCAACATATATCAAACCCAAAACATCAGGAGTGGTTCCTTGACCAACTCTTTCTATAGTAACATCAGGGTCATGATATATTGTTACCTCAACATCAGAATCAACTGTATTATAAAGTCCATAATACATTGCAGTTATACATCCACCTAATCCAGCACCAACAACCGCAATCTTCATTTATCTTCGTCTAATTCCTCTACTACTTCTGTGATAGGTTCCAATAATAATAATTCCATATCTTCATCATTAGGATCTACCTCAATCCATTCCTCAAACTCTTTATAGATTGCATCTTTAGCACCAATTGATTCTACTGATTCTACTTTACCAATAGACCATTCTCTAATATGGGCAACCATATCATCCGTTGTCATCTCCGTAGTCATAATAATCTTTTCTGAAGTATCTTGAGAGGATGTTACTATTGTAGTACTTTGGTGTCCCATCGTCAAGTTGTTCTGTAAGCACTCCTTTGGTAAAGAGTTGCTTCGTTTCTTCGTAGTTTGTTTTGCCAGCTGTTTTATGTAAGCTGAGGATAGTTCTGCTAAAGTTCTGTCTACCCAATTGTTGAATTTCTTCTTTAAGTTCTGGACAAGACCCATAATACTTCTTCCAATCAGATTCCGATTTTACTTTTCTCTTCTTACCTTTGGGAGTTCTAAACTTCCAGAAATATTTCCTACCGATGTATTCTCTCCCATTTTGTAGATTGATAATACGGTAGACGTAACCGAAGAAATCATTAATATCGTCAGTAGTGAAAGGTTTACCCTCATATAACCAGGGGTTTTCGTAATTTCCTCCCTCAACCATCTCATAATTTTCATAATCGTATTAATATTTAGATAACAACTCCCAAGTCTCTTTATAATCCTCTACATTATATGCTTCACCCATCATGTTACTTGCAATTGCCATTGCTAATGAGTAATCATTTCCACCTTCATTCATCTTATCACCAAAGAAATGTAACTCATCATCCTTAGTAAAATCTCTTAGGATTTGACTCTTATCACTTCCCTTTGGTCCTATATCAATACCAGTTTGTCCACCAAGTGTTATTGCAAGATCTGGAAATGCATTCTTAAGTCTGTCTAATATATCTTCTCTTTCCAATCTTTCAGTATCCCACTTTACATATTCTTCTCTCTGCTTAAAATCTAAATCACCACCACGACCTAGAATACTAAAGTTAACATTACCTGGTCTTCTCTCAATATGTACTCCAGTACGAATAGGAAAACAACTATATGCTAACTCATCTTCTAAAAACCTTTCTACCTTCTTAGGTAGTTCCCATTTATCTCTATAAACATTTACATTCCTTTCATATGCATCACTACCTGAACAATTATATACTCGTTTAGCAGTGTAACATATATCCAATCCTAACTGTTCTAATGTCTTCTGCCTGTCACTACCAGTAACAAGATAGACATCATGGTGACGACAGAATATTAGGAAAGGTGCCCAGAATTCATGGACAATCTTTTTCCTACTAGGTGTCAAAGTCCCATCAACATCAAAAATAAATTTTTTCATTCATAAACCCAATTTCAATTTAGATGGTTCCACAATCTCAACTTCTATTGGTCTAGTAAGTCTATCAGCAAGTTTATGATATGCTATAGCAGTTACTACTTGTGGAACAATAAAAGCAAACATTGCTACTATCCAAAAGAAGTAATAATAATTTTCTTTATTTTGTGTTCTCATTAGTTAATAATCAAATTCATCCAATATATCTAGTGCATTATTTAATGCTTGTTGAGCTGCCCATCTTTGTTTACTATCCCATTCAGGATACCATAATTTCTCATCGATCCCTTTCTTTATCTTAAGGAGTCGTGATTTCATATCTACTTTTTTAAGTCTGCCGTTCATATAAGTTCTATACCTCGAATCAGGCCAAGGACAACTAGCATATTTTCTTGGGAATATCATAGCATTATTTAACTAAAAACTACAATTTAAAGCCACTAAATGTGTCCTTTTTAACATCTTGTTTGATTCCACCAACAACATAAGACTCTACTTCTGTCTCCTGTGGTGCTACCTGAAGACCCTTAGAACTAATCCAATGCTCTGTCCAAGGTAAGGGATTGTTCTTTGATGGTTGATCATATACTGGTTTCAATCCTATTGCTCTCAGTCTTTTATTAGCAATCCATTCAACATACTGATAAAGTAACTTATCATTCAAACCAATCATACTACCATCCTTAAACAAATACTCTGCCCATTTCTTCTCCTCATTCACGCATTTATCAAACATATTATATGTCCACTCTTGCTCTTCCTTAACTATCTCAACCATATCTGGGTCATCACCCTTTCTCCAATTGTTAATTATATTCTGAGTTAGTGCGAGGTGTTGGTTCTCGTCTCGTGCAATAAGGGATATAATCTTAGCTGACCCTTCCATAAGTTTAAGTTCACCAAAGGCAAAACTACAAGCGAAACTAACATAAAAACGAATACCTTCCAGTATATTGACATTTGCTACTGCTCTGTAAAGTTTACGTTTCACCTCTTTCATTTCTAGAACAGGTAAGGATGTGTCTAAGGACTTATCAATATCTCTCCACAAACTACTTTGACCCCACTGCTGTGCTTCATTAATGAACTCATCATAAGATTGAGTTACACTAGCAGCACGTTCTAGAATACGTGGTTCTTTAATTATAGTATCAAATACTTCAGATGGATCTGCATATACATTCTTAATGACATAGGTATATGATCTGCTATGGATCATCTCCATAAAAGACCATGCTTCCATACATGCCTCTAACTCAGGTAGAGAACAGTAAGGTAAGAAAGCCATACCAGGAGCACGGCCTTGTACACTATCAAGCATGATCTGGTATTTAAGATTGCTTGTATAGATGTGCTTCTGTTCTGGACGAAGCGTTTGATAGTCTCCACGATCTTTCTGTAAAGATACTTCTTCTGGTCTCCAAAAGTATCCTAGTTGCTGTGTAGTCAGCTTATCAAACACAGGATACTTGAAGTTATCATATCTTTGAACACCCAATGGTTTCCCAAAGAACATTGGTTGCTTCTTTGTATTGACTTCTTTAGTATTAAAGACAGTCATTCCTTTTATATCAGATGGCACAGGACTCACACTCCTCTTGATTAGATTCACTTAGTTCTTCAAGTAGATTATCTAGATTAGGTTTATCTTCATCTACTTCATCAGTCTTCATATCATGAGTATTCTGATAATAAGATGTCTTCCAACCATACTTATAGGTAGTTAAAAGATCTTGTGCCATAACAGATACAGGTACTTCATTATCAGGATAATGCTCTGGATTATAACTCCAGTTACCACTAATACCTTGATCAAAAAACTTTTGCATTACAGCGACTATATTAATATACCCTTTATTATCTGGCATATCCCATAGCAATGTATAATTATTCTTTAAAGACCCATAAGATGGAACAACTTGCTTAAGGGGTCCTTTCTTTGACTTCTTAATGGACAGGTATCCTCTAGGTGGTTCAATTCCATTGGTAGCGTTTGACACAACGGAGCTGCTCTCTGAAGGCATTTGTGCGGACAACGTGCTGTGCCTGAGTCCATGCTCCAAGATAGATGCCCTAAGAGATTCCCAATCATGTTGTAAAGGTTGAGAGCAAATCTCATCTACGTCCTTCTTATATGTATCTATAGGTAGGATTCCATCAGAGTACTTGGTGCGTCCAAAGTTCTCACACCATCCTTTCTCCTTAGCAATCTCATTAGATGACTTGATAAGATAGTATTGGAATGACTCAGCAAGTCCATGAACTGCGTCCCATGCCTCCTGTGAACCATAACTATATCCAAGTTTAGCAAGATAATGTGCTAGACCAATGAACCCTACTCCAAGACTTCTACGTGCCTTTGTAGCCTGTTCTGCTGCTAATACAGGATAATGTTGATAATCTATTAACTCTTCTAATGCACGAACAGATAAATCACATAACTCTTCTAATTCCTTATCACTTCTAACTGTACCTACATTAATTGCAGAAAGAATACAAAGAGCAATCTCTCCAAGATGATCATCAATATGACCAATAGGATAAGTAGGAAGAGTAATTTCTTGGCATAGATTACTCATACTCACCTTATCTTTAAAGGAAGAATGAGTATTGCAATGATCTATATTCATTATATAAACTCTACCCGTCTCTGCTCTTTCTTTAAGAAGATCAAGAATTAATTCTTGAGCACTTATTTTTGTCTTAGGAACTGATTCATCTTTTTCATAACCTACATATAACTCATCAAAAGATTCTGAACCAAAACTATCATACAACCCTGGCACATCATGAGGAGAAAAAAGCGATATCTCCTCATTGTTAATAAACCTTTCATAAAATAGTTTACTTAACTGGATGCTGTAGTCGAGTTTTCTGACTCTGTTGTCTTCGGTTCCTTTGTTGTTTTTGAGGACGAGGATGTCTCTGATTTCTTGGTGCCAGATAGGAAAGTGGACAGTCGCTGAGCCACCCCTGATCCCGTTTTGAGTGCAGCATCTGACAGTTGATTCAAACTTTTTAAGGAAGGGGACAACACCTGTGTGTTGAACTTCTCCACCACGGATTTTAGATCCGATTCCTCTGATTCTACCTGCGTTAATACCGATACCAGCACGTTGTGCGACGTATTTGCCAATAGCCATATCACTGCTAAAGATACTATCGAGGGTGTCATCAGCATCAACCAGAACACAAGATGCAAATTGACGAATGGGTGATCTGACCCCCGCCATGATTGGTGTTGGGATGTTGATTCGGTGCTTGGAGATTGCGTCATAATACTTTTTAATATACTCTAGTCTATAGAATTTGTCGTCATTTTGGAACAATGTTACAGCAATTAACATGTACATAAACTGAGGAGTCTCATAGATCTCTCCAGTACTCCTGTCCTGTACCAAATACTTATCAGTAACTTGTCTTATGCCAGCATAGGTAAACAGGTAGTCACGATCATGGTCGATGTAACTGTTTAATATTTCCCACTCTTGTTCACTATACTTATCTAGGATAGTATCATCATATACACCCTTACTTACACATGATTCTACATGATTTTTAAGAATAGGATGATTGTCAGGATGTCCTTTGTATACTGACTTCCTTAATCCAAATAGAAGAAGTCTAGCAGCAACGAATTGATAGTTAGGATTCTCCAACGTAATCAAATCATTAGCAGAACGAATAAGAATCTCTTGGATATCTTTAGTCTCGATTCCATCAAAGAATTGAAGACCAGAATTCATTTCAACTGCTGACTCAGACACACCTGCAAGACCCTTACATGCATGTTCAACAATGTGATGAACCCTTTCTAAATCAAGGGTAGCACTTGTACCATCCCTCTTAACAACTTTAATTGGTGTTTCCGTTGGTGTCATACCTTTTTCCATTCGGTTAATTTAACTTGTGCCTCTATTCCTTGGTACGTATTTAATTCTACCAAAGACTGCACATTATGTCCAGCTATTACCATGTCATTTATGTCTTTTTCCTGTATATCATTTGGCCATATCACTACCTTCTCACCTCTGTCGATTGACTTGGTGATTCTGTTGACGATTTCTCTGTTACGAGGTTCGTTATCATAAACCCAAATATAATTGCCCCAACCAAACGTCCTACTATCAACTTCGGAGCCAGCCATAGCAACCGAGTTTTCCAAGAGGGTTGAGTCGAACGGTCCTTCGACAACGTAGATTGGTTTGTTAGTGTTGATTCTTTCGAGTCCATAGATTTTGGGTTTACTTTCATCCAACATAACAGTTATATAACGTAACTTGTCTCTTGGATTTAATGCACGACCTTGGAATCCGAACCACTCACCTTCCTTATTAATAAAGGGGATGATGATCCTTGAATGATCCTTAGTTATGTGTGTGAAGGTAGGTTTCTGGGTGTTGACCCAAGTACAAAACTTGTCAGCATAATAAAACAACGAGGGGTCTAACCCTCGCTTTGTGATGTACTTATAAGCAACGTGTTCCTTATTTAGACTAGAAATCTTTTCGAGATCTCCAACTTTCTTGAATACTGGTTTATCAAATTTTGGATTGGAAACATTCCTACCCTTACCAGTAAGACCTGACTTATATCTCTCCATAACATACTCATCATAGAGATCATTAGCCTGTTCCTTAAGAAAATTACCAAAGGATCTTCCTACACCACAGTTGTGACATTTAAAAACGAGACCACTCTTCATACTGAAGAGATAACCTCGTGCTTTATTCTTATATTTCTGAGAGTCACCACAGTAGGGACAACGAAAGTTGTATGTACCTACCTTAACTTTTTTAAACTTATCTAACCGTGCTGAACATAAGTTAGCATAGTGATCATCAATCACCCAATCGACCTTTGAATTTCAACCTCTATCATACTAGCATTATTGTTTGGTGTCAAGTTTCTTAGTGCTGATTGTCCGACTGGACTAACCAAGAAAGATATAATAGTAAGACCACCAAAAATAGTCCACATTTTCTTTTCCATGACTCTAAGGCGGTCATCAACCTTTCGTATATCCCTTTCACATCCTTTCTTTATATCTATTGCTTGACGGTTTACTTCTCTATGTACACTATCTACTTTCTCAAATAACACTGCATCAATACGGTCTTGCTTATCTAACTTTTCATTATGAACAGCAAGGAGTTGCCCCATCTTCACAGAGTTCTCCTGCAGACTAGTTACTACTCGTTCCAGTCGTTCTAGCAGTGCTGTATTAACTTGTTCAGTCATGACTAGCTATCTGCTTCTCCCTTATTGCCACCGACTCTAGCTTTCTTCTTAAGATCTTGAACCTTATTCTGAAGCTGCTTCTGTAATGCTTGCTTCTTCATTAATACTTTCTTCTTCTCAAGAGCAGTCTTCTGTTGAACGATTGCTTGTTGTGCTGACTTGTCATCAGACTCTTTAACATTAGCTAATGACTTTGTTCTTTTATCCATAAAGAATTTGCCAGCTTGTCCTCTATTAACTCTTTCAATAGAAATGTCACCTCTATAACGATGATTAATTAAAAGACGTAATTTTTGTGTAAGTTCTGCTGGTGAATTAGCAAAGACAATTGTCTCACCTACTTCAGGAAGTGATACTTTATACTGAAATAGTTTACTAGGACCATTAGGTTGTACCTTATTGGATTCCTTCATCTGTTTTCTCTTCTTTAGTTTCTTACGGAACTTAAGTACAGGATCAACTCCAGCATTAGGACCAGTGGCAGCAGCACTATGACTGAAACCAGCTCCACCTGCTGTGGCAGTACTCATTGTTGGTGCATCTTCATTCATATTTTTTCCAACTCCTCTTGTACGTCAGGATCCTCATCCAAGTCTGGTAACATCCCTACTGGATATTTATTCAAGTAAAGAAGTACAGTTTTTAAAATACCCCAATACTCTCTCTCCAGTTTGAAGAAAAGCAAAGGGGTTGCTGCTTCACCAAAGACATTATATAAGATGATTAAATGATTAATGATCAAGTGAGCCCTTAACTGACCACCTCTAACGTATCTTTTTAATAATCGTTTGAGATATTTAAATCGTTTAAGGTCTTCATCAAAATCCTCACGTGTAACACAGTGAGGATTTTCATAATGCTTAATGGCGAACAGGATGAATGTATCTTCATTCAGTTCGTCAAATTTCATTTATTATGTTGTTGTAATTGTTTTGGTAGAACCAGAACCACCAGCACCGATTGTATCACCTAGAACGAATGCCTTATCGGATGTTGCTCCACCAACGGAGTCAACGATTGTTCCAGAGATTGTTTGAGCACCAATTGTGTGTACCTTATCTGCAGCAGCACAAGTAAAGTCAAACTCAATACGGTTTGTAGTTGTTCCTCTAGCATATGTAGCAGTAATGGAAGCACTATCTGTTGTGTTAGTAACAACTAGTGTTGCACCAGCAGTAACATTTACCTTCTCGTTGTAGATAACAACAACGGTTCCAGTTGCTCCAGCAGCATATGTTGTACCCTCAAAGAATACAGCAGAGATATCTGCTTCGCCAAGAGTGTTAGTACCACGACCACCAGCTCCTACAAGACCATCAACTGCAACTAGAACTTCATCCCAGTACTCAGTCTGATCTCCTTTCTTATAGTGACGTAACACCCAACCTTCTGCTGTAGCAAAAATGTTTGAGGGGTCTACAGCACCACCCTGTACAGCCCACTTAGGCTTAGCTTCATCAGCATCTGTGACTCCCCAAAGTGCCATGTTCCTCTACTCCAGAATTATTTTAACTAAGACTATTTATAAAAAATAGGGGTTACAACCCCCTAAATTTTAACTACTTAGTAGTGCTTTTTCTACTGCCAAAACAAGTTCGTCATCGACCTTACACCCACTGACACAGACTCTAGCAACACGATTACATCAGCCGACTTCACAGCCCCGACAGCGAAGGGAGACTCCCCAGGCTGCGATGCAGAGGCAGGAGTATCCAGCTCACTCGAGCTAAGAGTCGTAGTCTCTGGCGGCGGCGAGACACTCGCTACCCTGAAGATAGAGTCCTTGACCCTCGGCAAGTCGATAATGTGAGGGAGAAGCAGAATAGGCACAATGACTGGAGATGGCGCGATGAGGTGTTTCAATGGGGATAATGGACAGGTTCCGTTCCTCCTCTGACTCCGACGCCGATCCGGGCATGGCCTCCCGACTGGACAAGGCAGCGCGCCTATCGGTAGAGCACGTCGACATACCAACCGAGTTCAGGCCGACTGACTTGGAGGCATGGCTCTTCGCCCCATCCGGGACCAGGGTGGGTGTGCTGGGTGACCCACAGGCGAGCCAGGGACAGGACAAGATCCCCGAGCTCGTTGACATGGTTAAGGACAGGTTCGAGAGGCTGGAGACGGCCATGGACCTGATGGAGGCCAACATCAAGATGACCGCTCAGCAGACCGCCAAGATAGCCGCGGAGTCGGTGACCGTCTCCGCTCCCGCCGCTTCCGAGGCGGGAGGTGGCGACGTAATCCACACAGTGGG